ACTGCCTTCAACAAGCACGTTAACAGTAGCAGCGCCAACCTCAAAGCCCTGGAAGGGCAGCTGCAGCGAATCAAGATGATGGGCATCCTGGGCGGCGCGGCCTTCGGGGTCGGCGCTGTGGGGCTCATGGCGCTGTCTGCGCCGCTGAAGGCAGCCCGGGAGTACGAGCTCGCATTCACCAGGTTCAAGACCCTGAACCTGGGTGACGTCGTCAACCGAGAAGCGGACAAGTTCGCGCGCGGCGCGGACCTGATGGGGGTCTCGGCCACGCAGCTGATGAAGACGATGGCGGAGTCGGTCGGCATCTTCGGCGGTTGGCAGGATGCCAAGGCCTTCGCACCGCGCATCGCCGAGCTCAACACGGCCAATAGTGCCATTTTCCACGGCAAGATCGGCGAGATAGACGAAGGTAGCACGCGCGCGCTCGTCAAATTCCTCGATCGTCGCGGGCTGACCAAGGATGGCGCGGGCTTCAATCGCGGACTGGACCTCGCCGAGCGCCTGGTCACCGGATCCGGCGGCTTCATCCAGTTCCGCGACCTGGGAAACTTCTCGCAGCAAGCCGGAACGGCGTTCCGCGCGCTATCCGATACGGGCCTGACCAACCTCTCGCTGCTGATGCAGGAACAGGGCGGCATGCGCGCCGGCACGGCGCTCATGAGCCTGTATCAGAACTTGGTCGCCGGTCGTACTCCCAAGAAGACGATGGCTCTCCTCCAGGAGTTCGGCCTGGGGCACATGGGCGAAATCGTCACCGGCACGGTCGGCGGCAAGAAGAGCACGAGCACTGTGTTGAAGGACGTGAAGGATTCCGCTCTGCTGCAGGCGGATCCGGCGACCTGGTTCCGCACCATCTTCCTGCCGGCGCTGGCGGCTCACGGCATCACGTCTGAGTCGGGGATTCTGAAGGCGACCAACGATCTGATCTCGAATCGAACGGCCTCCAATCAGGCCTCGATCATGACCACGCAGCTGCTGCAGATCGCTCGAGACGCCAAGCTCGCGCGGGACTCCATGGGCGTCAACCAGGTGCTGGGGGCGTTCCGAAACGATCCAAACAGCAAGGTCGCGGATCTGCAGGCGAAGTACACCAACCTGCTCATCGAACTCGGCGAGTCGGCGCTGCCGATTGCGACTCGCGCAGTGTCAGGGTTGATAACCGTCATCAAGAGCGCAACCAGCTTCGCGCACAACTTTCCGGGTGTGACCAAGGCATTGGTTGTCGGCTTCACCGCGTTGTCAGCACTGATGGTCGCAGGCGGCGCAGCGACCTTGATCACTGCCGGCTTCAGAGCGCTCGGACTCGCCCTCGTCGTGAGTCGTGGCATCGGCCTCGGTGCGCAGCTGATGCAGGTCGCCGGCGGCCTCGGATCCGTGTCGGCAACCGCCGGTATCTTCCTGGGTCGGCTGGGACTCGTCGGCGCCGCCGGCGGCGTCGGATACCTGATCGGCGACACCATCAACAAGGCGGGCCCGAACGGCGATCTCGGCGGTTGGCTTGCCGGCAAGCTCGCGGAAGTCATTCACCCCTACAAGGCCAACCAGGTCACGCACGTTCACATGCACCTGGACGGCAAGAAGATTGCGACCGTCGTGACCAAACACCAGGCCAAGGCGCTGTCAGGACCACAGACCGGGCCCAGCGCGTTTGATCCGCGCATGAATGTGATTCCGGCCGGCGGCTACTGATGACACCCGATACGGTCGTTCAGCTCGGCGCATTCGCGTTCGCCAGCTTCGAGGTGCCGACCCGCATTCGCTGGGGCGCCTCGCAGCGCCTGTCGATCAAGGAGCGCATCGGCGGCAAACGCCGTATCGATGCGATGGGAGCCAGTTTTCGCCCGCTCGACTGGAGTGGGATGTTTACTGGACAGGATGCTGCGTCGCGCGCGCAGTACCTCGAGTCGCTTGCGGTCAGCGGTGCGGTGCAGGACTTCTCCTGGGCGCAGTTCAAATACAAGGTCGTGGTCCGCGACTTTGATGCGGATTACGAGCGCTTCTACCGAGTGCCGTATCACATTGTGTGTGAGGTGGCGAGCAATCAGACCAAGCCCGTTACACAAGCGCCGACGCCTGCGATTGATGCGGTCCTACAGGACAGTTTCAACCAGGCGGCCGGCCTCGGCGGTCTCATCGGAGACGACACCCTCAACTCGTTGCTGGGCGGTCTGGACACGGCGATCAGCGCGGTGTCGAGTTTTGCGAATGCCGCGCAAAGCACCATCAACAGTGTGTTGCTGCCTCTATCAGCGGTTCAGGATCGCGTCTCCACGCTGCTCACCGCTTCGTCGCTGACGATTCAGAACGTGTCGACGTTCGGGGGCGTCCTTCCGAGTACTCCGTTCTCGCAGGCTCCGTTGGGATTGCTCGGGCAGATGAGCGCCATGGAGCAATCGAGCAATCTCGTGCAGTTGCGCGGGATCTGCGGAAGCATGGGCGCCAACCTTGTCTCGATCAGCAATCCGCCCACCAAGGTCGCGACCGCTGGCGGGAATCTGTTCCAGATCGCACAGGATCAGTACGGCGATCCGATGGCGTGGACGGCGATCGCCAGGGCGAACGGTCTCACGAACCCCTTCATTTCGGGCACAGCGAATCTGGCCATCCCGAAGAAGCCGGACACTGCCGGCGGCGTGCTGAGATTCTGATGGCAGACACGACCGAAGGCGAGGACCTGCAGACTGTCACCGTCAGTTCCAACGGGCAGGTTGACGGCGAGGTTGTCTATCCGCGCGCCATTGTGAAGCTCGGCGGCCAGATCGTCGACGGCTGGCTGTCCTGGGAGGTCACGAGCAATAGCTTCTACGAGGCGGATACGTTCCGTGTCTCGTTCGTGATCGGCGACTTGCCCGACAGCAACAACCTCAACTGGTTTTCCACGCAGAAGGAAATCTTCGTCGAGATCCTGGCCGGCTTTCCGAGCAATCACGATCAGCCGGACCCGTCAGAGCTGCAGAGCCTGATCTACGGGCGCGTAGACAATATGGACCCGGACCTGGCCGAAGGGATCATCGATCTGACCGGTCGCGATCTGACCGCCGTGTTCATCGACAGCAAGATCACCAGTCAGTACGTCAACAAGACTTCGAGTCAGATTGTGACGACACTCGCCGGCAGGCACGCGGGCATGACCGCTTCGGCGCAAGCCACGAAGACAAGGGCAGGGACGTACTACGACAAGGACCAGGTCCAGTTGCAGGCCAGTCGCAGCGAGTGGGATCTGATCACTTATCTCGCACGCAAAGAAGGCTTTGTCGCGTACGTGTCGGGCATGACGCTCTTCTTCCAGCCGAACCCAGTGGACGAGAGCAACGCCTACGACATTACCTGGGAGCCGCCGTCGGACGACAACGCCAGCCCGAGCTCTAACACGCAATCGCTCAAGTTTTCGCGGGATCTGACTGTGGGCAAGGGCATTGCCGTCACGGCTCGCAGTGCCAACTTTTTGACCGGCAAGGCGGTTGTGCAGTCGTACCCGAGCCAGGCGAAGGCGATTCAGGCCGGGAAGGCCTCGCCATTTGGGGAAGTGCAGAACTTCTACTTCAACATGTCAGCCGGACACACGCCGGTTGAAGTCGAGGCCTTCGCGAAAGCGCAGTACGACATCATCATCTCGCATGAGATGAAGTTGACGGCGCGATTGCCTGGGGACAATCGCTTGTCGATCCTGACACCCATCAAGGTGACCGGTACCGGCACCGCGTGGGATCAAACCTATTTCCCGCGCTCGATCACGCGCGAGATGAGCATCGATGCGGGCTATGAGATGACCGTCGAGGCTCAGAACGTCAACCCCGACAGCTCGCCCGAATCATGATGGGCCCCATGCAGAACGCCATGCGGCTGCAGGCGCTGCGCGAGCGTGGGCGTATAATCGACAGCCTGCTGGGCACGATCACAAGTTACAACCCGGCGCGCTACGCGGCAAAGGTGACTCTGCAGCCAGGCGGCGAGCAGACCGGCTGGCTCCCGGTGGCCTCCTGCTGGATTGGTAATGGCTGGGGCTTTTTCACGCCCCCCAATGTAGGCGATACCGTCACCGTCGAATTCATCTGCGGCGATCTCGGCGCCGGCACTGTCACCTCGCGCTTCTGGGACAACAACCAAAAGCCGCTGTCAGTTCCGAGTGGCGAGGCCTGGTGGATCCATAAGAGCGGCCAGTCGATCAAGCTGACTAACGACGGAAAGCTGACGATCACTGATGGACATGGCGCCACCATCCAACTCGATGGCGGCGGCAACATCGTTTCGCAAGCCACGCAATGGACGCACACCGGTCCTGTGGACTTCAAGAACGCGGTTCATTTTGAAGACAACGTCCAGGTCGACAAGACGCTGACGGCCAACACGGACGTCGTGGGCGGCGGCAAGAGCCTGAAGACTCACACGCATGGCGGCGTTCAAACCGGCGGCGGAAACACCGGACCGCCGGTCTGATCTGAGGAACACACACTTTGGCGATTCAGACCAAAACATTCTCGACGCTGGTCCAGGATGCGGTGACGGCTATCCAGGGCGCCGCCCGGCAGCTGCTCGACTTCACGACGGGATCGATCCTGCGCGCGGTCGTCGAGGCCTGGTCCGGAATGGTGCTGTGGTTGCAGGGCATGGCGCTGCAGATCGCAGCCATGTCTCGACTGTCGACGAGCACCAATGAGGATGTTGATAGCTGGTGCGCCGACTTCGACTTCCCGCGGTTGCCAGCCAAGGCTGCGACCGGCTCGGTGACCTTTTCCAGGTTCACGCCGACGGCTCAGGCGATCATTCCCGTCGGGTCGATTGTTCAGACCTCCGACGGGTCGCAGCAGTACGCGGTGATCGCAGATACCAATCAGAGCGCCTACGATCCGATCCAGCAGGCGTATATCATCGCAGCCAATGTGACGAGCTGCACCGCCACTGTTGAGGCGATCGTCGAGTCCAGCAGCGGCAACGCGGCCGCCGGCGCCATCAATACCCTTGGTTTCAGCGGCGTTGACTCGGTCACCAATCCGCTCGCGTTCGAAAACGGCGCCGATGCGGAGTCCGATGCCGACTATAAGGCAAGGTTTCCGGTCTACATCGCAGGCCTGGGCAAAGGCACGCCCGATTCAATCGCCTCTGCCATACAGAGCTTGCAGCAGGACATCGCCTTCTCGATCGTCGAGAACGAGAACTTCGACGGCACTCCCAACCCAGGATACATCTACGTCGTCGCGGACGATGGATCGGGAAACCCCTCATCTGATTTCCTTGCGCGCGTCTTCAGCGTAGTCGATCGAGTGCGCGCGCAAGGCGCCGTCATCGGCGTGTTTGGTCCCACATTGGTTCAAGCATCGGTTGCCATGACGTTGGAAGTGGCGACTGGCTATGACAAGCCGACGCTCGAAAACGACGCTGAAGCCGCGATCCTGCGTTATATCAGTGCGCTGACGATAGGACAGAAGTTGCCGTATTCCCGCTTGGCAAAGATTGCATACGACACGTCTCCCGGGATCACCGACGTTACCAACGTCCTTCTGAATGGCGGGATAGCGGACCTACTCGTCACGGGCAAGAACGTCATCCGAGCAAGCACGATCACGGCAACCGCGGTGGATGAGACCTGAGGATGGCAACCGGAGACCAGAACGACATCCTGTCCAATCTGAAGAAGCTGCTGCCAAACGGTTGGTTTCAACCTGGCGAGACGCCGCTGCTCGACGGGTTGTTGACTGGCATCGCCAATGCGCTGTCGTTCGTTTACGCTCTGTTGATATACCTGCGGCTGCAGATGCGGATCAGCACCGCGACTGATGGGTTCCTGGATCTGATCGCAGCCGACTTCTTCGGTAATCGACTCTTTCGGTCAACGAACCAAAGCGACGCCAGCTTCCGGGCTCGGATCATCGCCGGCATTCTGCGTGAGCGGAATACGCGGTATGCGGTCACCAGCATCATCACCCAATTGACTGGCACGGCGCCGGTCATATTCGAGCCCCGTCGTCCTTCTGACACCGGCGTGTATGGCGGCCCCGGCCTCTTCTACGGACGAATGGGTGGCTATGGGTCCTCTAGCAGGCCCTATCAGTCCTTCGTGACGATTTTCCGGCCCGCAGGGCAGGGGATCCCTTTCGTCGCAGGCTATGGGATCCCGACTGGCGCCTACTCAACACCTTCTCGCGCCGAGTGGACCAACAAATCGATGACGCAGGGCATCACCGACGCTGATCTGTATGCGGCTGTCGAGAGCGTCCGCGCGGCCGGTTACACCATTTGGGTCGCTCTGCGCTGACCCGTATACGTTGCGTTTTGGAGCAATATTCCTATGGATCGACCGCTCGTCTATGTGGCTTCAGCACCGCAGGACACCGACATTCTCTCCACCAATCGAAACGCGCTGGTGGGTTTGGGAATGTTGGCACTCGATATATTTGGTCCTTTGACGGTAGCGTCTGGATTTGCGTGCACACCGAACTCGCCGGCATCGCTGTCCGTCCTCATTGGGCCGGGTCGGCTCTATTCGCTCCAGAACATCGACAACACAGCCTATGGATCGCTTGCGGCCGATACCACTCATCAAATCGTGAAGCAGGGAATATCCCTCGACACGACGCAACTCAATCTGACTGCAACGGCGAACTCCGGGTTCTCCACCAACTGGCTGATCCAAGCTGCCTACCAGGATGTCGATACTGACCCAGCGCTCCTGCTCTATTACAACTCTCAGAATCCCGACCAGCCCCTCTCAGGGCCGGGAAACAACGGAGCGTCGCAGAGCACTCGCCGCAAAGGCGCGGTGATCCTCACTCCGAAGGCGGGTATTCCTGCCGCCACCGGCTCGCAAACGACTCCGGCGCCCGATGCGGGGAACGTGGGCCTTTATGTGGTGACAGTCGCTAATGGCCAGAGCACGATCACCTCTGGGAACATCGTGCAATACGGCGGCGCTCCTTTCCTCAATACAGGGCTGCGAAAGTCAGGTGGCTGCTTGGCCTATC